GCTTCCGCCAGCAAAGGCGTACCAGTGGGCCCTGGACAGCGCGGAGCTCCAGATCATGTCCGGCGCGATCAGCTACGACCAGGCCATCGGCGAGGCCGTGCGGCAGTTGGCGAAGAGCGGGCTGTGCGTGGCGTTCGATAAAAATGGAGCCCCGGTCAGGAACGCGGTCAAGTACGAGCGCGGAGGCATCCAACAGCTTGACGTTTGCATTCGCCGCGCGGTGATGACCGGCGTGAACCAGCTCAACCAGAAGTACCGGGAGCAGTCCATGGACTATCTGGAGACGGATCTGCTGGAAGTGACGGCCCACCTGGGGGCGCGGAACATAGACGGGCCAAACGGCTGGGAGAACCATGCAAAATGGCAAGGGAAGGTGTACCGATGGAAAAAATAAAAATTAAGCTGAGAGAATGTTGCTTGACCTGTGAACACTTTGACCCATCCGGCATTAAGGGATTGAGTATGTACTACGCTCCGCCTTGCGGTTGTGGGGAGATAGAACGTGTGATTGCTTGCGGACATATGGCTGTTTGCAAGATGTATCTGGAAAGCACGGGGAAGGAGTAGGGATGGGACTTTGTGCAACAGCTAAAGGATTGACCGCAGAAACAGAATTTAACTGCGGGTATTTGACATACGGACTGTTTCTCCGAAATTTGGCGCGTACTTACAATGAGGAAATCGGGGAAATGTTCGAGAGTATGTGCGCCGGGAATCGATTGACTGAAGAACAAGAGAACAGGTGGAATGAAATCTGCAATGACGATTTGGATTTGCTACTTTTTCACTCCGATTGTGATGGAAAATTTACCCCGCAAGAGTGCCGACGGATTTACAATGCAATAAAAGACCTTTACATGGATATGCAAGGCCACAATTACATTGTGATGAAACCGTACAATATGCTCGAACACTGGAAAAGTATCTTTTTGCACTGTGCAAAAAGGCGGGTAACATTATTCTATTACTGACAGGAGGTGATGCAATGGCAGAATACCCCGATTTTGAAAAGACGTGCGGCTACGGCTCCGTGACTGGCATAGGCGGAGCCAACTGCAGGCACTCCTACTGGCCCTTTATAGAGGGCGTTTCGGAGCGCACTTACACCGATTCCGAGCTGGAGGCCATGAAGCCGGAAAACCGGCCTAAAATCCAGTTTGAGGGCCGGGAATACGACGATTATCAGGCTACCCAGAAGCAGCGCCAGATCGAGCGCACCGTTCGCAAGCTGAAACGCCGCAAGACCGCTTTCGAGGCGGCGGGTCTGAAGGAGGACGCTCAGGCAACAAACATCCGCTTGCGGCGGCTGAGTAAGGAATACATCGAGTTCAGCAAGGCGGCGGGACTGCCGGAGCAACGGGAGAGAATGAAGGTGATTTACAAGTGAAATGCATTAAATATATGGTAGTAACTTTCGTGATTATGCTTTCTTTGCTTGGATGTAGTTCGTCGGAAAGTAGTGGAATTGAAAGCAATAAGCAAGAAGAAAAACCAACCGGAACGTTTATTGAGGTCGACAGAGGGGTTTCCTGGAAAGTTGTTTTCCACAGAGATACAAAGGTTATGTATGTTGTATCAAATAATTTTACGTTACTCGTGAACGCAGATGGAACGCCGATGCTTTATGGCGGATAAAAAAGGAACTATTCTGAGACCGTCGGACATCAAAGCTGCCGAAGCCGTCCTTGCCCGTGGTGAGCGCGTGGAGCTAATCCCCGTCAAGGACGGCGTGAAGGTTGTACGGGTGCGGCGGGAGGAAGTGAAGAAGGATGTTTGACGGGAATCTTTGTAATGCTGGGCTTTTTCCTGCGGAACTTGTCCCGCCGGAAATCATAGAGCAATTTTTTCAATCGCCGATGTGCGGTTTCCCGTGCTATACCTGCAAGCACAAAGGGGAAGAAACCCCGCGCTGTGAAAACTATAACAAATGTGGGTTATGGCTCGACTGGGCAAATAAAAAGGGACTGAAAAAGTAAATACTTTTCCGCCGTCTAAGCGTTGACGGCGAAGAGCCGAGCGTGGTTATTCATCCAGAAATGGGTGAGTGACCACGCTTTTTCTTTTGGTAAAACCCGCACAAGCGGTTTTTATACAACTTTTGACCGTCCCGAAGTCGCAAAACTACGGGGCCGCAGTGGAAGCGACCCACGCGAAAAAAGCGAAGCGGTGAAGGAGAGACCATGACGAGAGAATCTTTGAAGGGCCTGGGGCTTGAGGATGCCGCCATCGACAAGATCCTGGACGAGAACATGGCGGACATCGGAAAGGAGAAGGCCAAGACCACCGCGGCGAAAGCCGACCTTGCGGACGCGCAGGGGAAGCTTTCTGCGGCCACAGCGGAGCTGGAGGCGCTGAAGAAGTCCAACGGCGACGTTGCGGCAGTGCAGAAACAGCTCGCGGACCTCCAGGCCAAGTACGAAAAAGACACGGGCGAGCTGACCGCCAAGCTGGCGGACCGGGACTACTCCGACGCGATCGCCCGGGCCATCACGGGGAAGTCCCTCAAGTTCAGCTCCAAGAGCGCGGAGCGGGCCTTCACCGCCGCGCTGAAGGAGCAGAAGCTGGAGCTGAAGGACGGGGAGCTGGCCGGCCTGGACGACTTCATCAAGGCCCAGCGCGAGGCGGACCCCGACGCGTTCGCCCCGGACAGGCCCGTGCCCCGATTCGCTACCGGGTCCGGCAGCGGCGGAGGGCATGGAGCGCCGCCCAAAGCCCCAAGCAGAGCGGCACGATTGGCCGCTGAGTACCACACGAGCCTTTATGGCGAAGAAAAAAAGGAGTGACAAAACATGTCTTTTATCGGAGCAGCAGAGATGGGGCGGGTATTCGCCCCCGGTTGGTTCTTAGAGAGCGAGAGGGGCGTGGTCCGCAAGACCCGCCAGATCGAGCAGGCCGGAGCGACAGCCAGAGAAGACGGGAGCAAGTATGTTCCTATGGGGACTGTCTGGCCCGCCAATGACGCCACAGCGGAAGGCATCCTCTATGAGGATATCGACGTGACCACCGGCGATATGCCTGGGAGCGTTGTCTTGGCTGGGCGTGTGTACGAAGACCGGTTGCCTGCGGCTATTGCCGAGGCGGCAAAAACAGCCCTGGCGGGGAAGGGATTCGTGTTCATCGCCGCAAGCCCTTCCGTGACCCGGCCCTACTGAAAGGAGTGACAGCATATGGCTGAAGAGTTCAACGGCTTTATCCCCCAGGAGGAATGGCTGGATGTGGGCTTCAATGTGACCAGGTCCACCGACCCCATCGACAGCTTGGTCGGCGATATCCGCACGGACAATATCATCGCCAAGTGGGAGTCCATTGCGGCGGAGTATCAGACCGCCATCATGGCCCAGTTCCATGCCTTTGATACGGAGGCAAATAAGACCATCCATATCCCGGTGGACAAGCACAGCATCAAGAAAGCACTGATCAAGGTCAAGATCGACCAGAGCGAGCTTTTGCAGGAGTACATGGACAACGGTGTGCAGGGACGTGACGCCCTGCGGGACTATGTGTTCAATGACGGTATCCGTTTGGCGGAGCAGGTCTTTACCCGCTCCAAGGTGGCGAAATCGGAGATGCTGGCCACCGGGAAAATCACCATCAAAGAGAACGGTCTGGACATCCCTGTGGACTACGGTGTGCCCGCAGGCCACACCAGCTTTGAGCTGGATCTTTCCCAGGATGCGGACATTTCGGGACAGATCCAGAGCATCATCGATGAGGCTTCTGACGCAGGCGTGACCCTGAGCGGTTTTATCACCTCCCGGAAAAACATCACCAAAATGCGCCGGAATGTCGCACTTCAGAAGGAGATCGCCGGGAACCTCAGCGCGGGGGCTCTTTTGGGCAAGACGACGCTTTACGCCCACCTGGAGCAAGAATATGGCTTGGGCCGAATCGTCACCCATGATCTGACCTATGGTGCAGACGCCAAGCTGGGGAGCGATGGACGGCCGGTCATCACCAAGAAGAGGTATTTCCCCGACAACAAGATCTCCTTCTTCTCCACGAATCCCGCAGGCCGCGTAGGCACGGGGCTTTGGGGAGACCCGCCTGAAACCCGGCTGGCCGGATTTTACCCCGTCAATTCCAGCGGCGAGGCTCCGTATGTCTACGTGACCCAAAAGATGGAATGGGACCCTGCTGTTCTGTGGACCAAAGCCAGCGGGCTGTTCATGCCCCTGCTGTACGACCCCAACAGCCTGTGGATCGCTACGGTCAAGCCGGATGCGGCCACCGCCGCCCTGAACGACGAGCAGACCGCCCAGAGGGCCAAGATCAAGTAAGAAATGAGGGGCAATTATGGAACTGAAAAATACCGTCTCTATGATGGAGAGTACTGACTACAAGGAGCGCTTTAAGGCCGAATATGAGCAACTGCGTATCCGGTTTGAAAAGCTGAACGCAATGCTGGATAAGTGGGACGCGGGTACGCTCCCGTTCACCCCCACCTGCCCGCGCAGCACGTACAACATCCAGACCCGTGCTATGGCCGATTATCTGGCGGCCCTTGAGGCGCGGGCGGTCATGGAAGGCGTAAGCCTGTAAGGAAAGGAGGCCCATGGGATGTATGCCGACTATGACTTCTACCTGAACGCCTATTTCGGGAACGCGATCTCGGAGGAGGATTTCCCCCGGCTGTCTGAACGGGCCTCCGACTACATCCGGGCGGTGACCGGCGGCGTCTCCGACCGGGTGGACGGCTGGCAGCAGGAGGCCGTCAAAAAGGCTTCCTGCGCCGTCGCCGACATCCTCCTGGACGAAGAGATCATGACCGCCAGCGCGTATCAAGGGGGCGCACAGGTGTCCAGCGAAGCGGTAGGGGGCTGGTCGCGGAGCTACAAGTCCGCGACCGTCTCCGCCGCCGACATGCAGGTCATCGACAGCCGGAAGCGGGACGCGCTGCTGCTGTACCTGGGGAATCTCCCGGCGTTCGCGCCAATCTTCAAAGTGAGGTCTTATCCATGCCTGCACCGCACCGAATGAACTGCCCTCGCCGGGCAAACGCCCGCCGTCCTGCCATGTTCCCCCATACGATCACGTTGTACAACGTGGAGATCATCAATGGCCCAGACTATGATGATACGATCGTAAACCACATTACCATTTTACGAGGAGTCTTTCTCGAGGCTTGCAAAGCCATAAATGTGCAGAAGAGCGGTTTGGTAGGAGCAGATGCGGCGACTCTTTATATACCGTTCTCTGTAGAGGCAGTGAATGCTGTCACAGGGAAGCGAAAACGGTACATACCTCCCATCGAATTTTGGCGTGTGGAGGACAAATCTGGCTTCTGGACGCTTGCAATCACCAGCAAAGAACCTGGCGTGAGTGGTAACACCTTTTTTGTAAAGGGAGAGGCCGTGGAGCCAGATAAAGCTATGGATTTCATCGAGATGAAGTACGACCATGTATACGACATCACAAAAATCGATGAAAAAGATTTTGGGAGTCCAGATATGCAGCATTTCGAAGTGGGGGCAAATTGATGGCAGGGATCAAATTCACGTTAGATTCTCAAAAATTCAAAAAAGATATGGAACGCCTCAACAGAAAGATCTTTTGGGCTGGATCAGGAGCTGAGCACGCCGTATCGATCCAGATCGCGAAGGACACGGAGCCATATGTCCCAGCGCGATCGAAATCCCTCTCAAATCGAACAATAGTGCATAAAGGAACCATCATTTATCCAGGCCCTTATGCTCGCTTCCTCTACTACGGGAAACTTATGATCGACCCAGACACCGGCAGCACGTGGGCGCCAAAGGGGGCGTCAAAAGTGATAGACCCAGGCGGAAGAGACCTTGATATCAAGAAAAAGGTCCACAGCAAGGCGCAATCCCATTGGTTCGAGGCGTCTAAAGCTCAGAATCTTCCAAAGTGGAGACGAGTAGTGGGGGAGGTGATGCAGCGTGAGTTCCGATGATAAGCCTTTGGAATTCGTAATAGCCAAAGAGGAAGATCAGATATCCCGCAAGATATTGAAATGGTTGAACACGTTCCCGGAGATCCCGCTGTCTATCTTTCGCGTCGATTACGAGTTTATGAACGCAGAACTCGAATGTATGGCGTTGTCTCTTGTCCAAAGCACGTACATCATAGAGCGGTTCATAGACGATTCTTATATAGCGGAGTATCAGTTCAAGATCGTCTATCGTGTAAACCCTTCCACCACAATTCTGCGGCTCGGGGCTGATGAATTGCTGAACGCATTGGGAGATTGGGCCAGCAGTCAAAAGCCGGACATAGGGGATGGGCTAAAAGTTCGGGAGCTTGAACAGACCGCTCGATCGTCTTTGTTCGCCAGAATGGAGCGCGGTTGGGAGGACCATCAAATATTCATGCGGATGACCTATGAGGTCGGCACATAGAAAGTGAGGAAATCATGGCAGAAAAACGAAGCGCATTCAAAATGTTTATGAATACCACGCCAAAAGAGGCAGATGCGACCTATGGCATCATCGGCCCTGGCGTGACAGAGCTGTCCATCGCTTATAACCCCCAGACCAGCACCAATCAGTACATACATGAAGACGTCGCCAATACCGACATGACCGGGTATCAGCCCAACGCTCCCGTGACGGCTCAGGCGGTGCCCGGAGACCCCGTTTTCGATTTTGTGAACGATATGCGGGAAACGCTTCCAATCGGCTCTGACGCTTACAGCGATGTGGTCCTGGTGGACGTGTTTGGCAAACAGACAAGTGGGTCTTATGCAGCCACCAGACAGCCTGTCTCTATACAGATCGACAGTTATGGCGGCTCGGCCTCCGACCCCCTGTCCATCGGTTATACCATTAACTGGAGAGGCAGCGGGATAAAGGGGACTTTCGAACCTGAGACCAAAACGTTTACCGAAGGGGCGTCCTCCAGGGGCGTTTTCGAAGAGGAGGAGCGATAAATGGCCGGCATTCGCGTCAAGACAAGCGCAAAGCGCATCGAGGTCAATGACAACGGGGAGTACATCGTCCTTGATTTCGGCGACAACAGTTTCCCGGATCGCTTTTTCGCCATGGTGGACCGAGTGCAAGAACAAGCGAACACGGCAACGTCAGAGGCGGAGAAGATCGACGATCGATATGAAAAGGGAAGCGAGGGGCACATGAGGGCGTCTGCCGCTCTGTGGCGCAAGGTGCATGAGAACATCATGGATGAGATCGACAGCCTTTTTGGAGTTGGGACATGCAAAAAGGTATTTGGAGATATCGTCCCTGGAATTGAGCTGTACGATGATTTCTTTACTCAGCTCATTCCGTACTTCAACGAAGCCGGACAGGAGCGGGCGCGCCGCATGAGCAAATATAGCGCCAGCAGGGTGGGAAATGTATAACGCCCTGCTGGATCGACTGCCCGAAGATTATGAGGGTTGGCTCATTCGAACGGACTACCGGATAGGGGTCCAGATACAACTTTGCGTCTCCGATCCAGAGCTGTCTGACAGTGAAAAGACCTGGACGGCGCTCGATCTGCTATACGGGAATGGCATCCCGCCCGACCTTCAAACCGCCC